AATAATTCCGTGCATAGATTTGTTCTACGCATAGAACGATTATACTCCAAAGAGGGTGATCCCTTTTTGAAGCATTTTAAAAGCTTGGTTAACCAAGTTTCTAAATATATTTACGAAGATCGCGTACGCGACCATCGTTACTATTGTATGATCGGGGAAATACTTCCCAGAACATACCGTACCGCAAAAGACCAAAGTCTAATGCAGTATTTCAAGATCCGAAGGTCTTTACCTAAGGTATCTAAATCAACTGCGGACAAATCCGTAGAAGATTATTTCGTCCATATCACTCGTGATGTGGAGGAACGCCCCGTGCCCAGCGTCCTTAGACGCCGGCACGATCACTTAGTCGATGATTTTCGATCTAAGTGTGTAAAAACCGAGATAATCCTTGGGGATATCATCGGTCGCTCTGCGTGTTCCGAACGGAAACGCAAAGAAGGAGGCCGCTCATCCACCCTTCGGGTAGATGGGGCCGTACCTCAGAACCGTCTCAAAGAGACGGTCCTGAATAATATCAAAGATACTCCAATTGAGTACGTTGATTCAATACTTACACCGGTCTGTGAACTCGGTTGTAAAGTTCGGGTTGTTTCGAAAAACGAAGCAATCCGTGTTGCGAAAGCGCATGCGATACGTCGATCACTCGACGTACCGCTCAAAGCCATGGAGTGGGTAACCACATCTCATGCGCAACGTGATCCAGAGTTATCTGAGATCAAGTTTAATAAACCAGTTGAAGGCCATATTGTCTTCTCTGGGGACTTCAGCAACGCCACCGGCGAACTGAGTCATGAATACCTAGACATGCTCGTAGCAGGTCTGGGGTTAGACCCTGAACTCGTTCATAAACGATTCAAGGTACGGGGTAAACCCGTGACATCTGGATGCTTTCAAGGCATGCCAGCGTCTTTCAATGTAGGGCTCCAATGGGGGCATTACATTCTTGCAAGTTGTGTCGATCCCGACCACAACTTTAGGATCAAGGGCGACGATATAATCGCCCTCTGGTCATCAGACCAAATCTCGCAATACACGAGGCTTGGCAAGGCCATCGGCCTGGTTGTGAATGAGAAATCATTCTACAGCCATAAATATGGCACCTTTTGTGAAGGTGACTATATATTATCAGGGGGTAACCGACTTCGTCGGCTACCTACATTCTCTCTCAAAACTTATGCTTCGAGAGAGATATTAAGCCAAGAACAAGTAGATACTTATCTTGCGCGTGGAGTTAACAGAGATACTCTGTATACTCTTCAAGAGAGGTCCCTCAAATATTTGAAGGATCTTGCTAATTCGATTGGCGTACCAGTGTATGCCCCTCGATTCTTAGGAGGTCTTGGGTTTATCCCGAAATCTCCAGATGACCTATTAGACGAGCAATCTGCTCGCCTAAATCAGATGGCGCATAACGGCACTTTGCCGGTATACGTCGAAGAGGTGGAAGGGTGGACGCCCCCCCACGCTCGTGCGATGTCTTACCTTTCTTTGGCAAGACAACGCGTAGACGCACCTCCACATTTCACGGAGATGTATCAAGACTTCGCAGCCGGACTTATGTCGGTTGCGGAAGTACGTTCAGCTCTCGTTGGAGAGCTAAGCGTGAGTTCAAGGAACTCTCCCTCTCGGGTGATCAAGTCACTCAGGAGTTTCAGGCGTCGGGCCCTTAAGGGACCGTCGACTTATTATGAAACCACATATGCCAAAGCATGTGAGGTTAAGAAAAGGATCGGGGTTACCCCCGAATCCTTTGACTATATGGTCAGGAGCCTAGCTTCGGACCATAGAAAGAAGCCCTGGTGGGAACCACCAGTGCCTCGTTGACAGATGGAACGTATTCACGCCCATCCGTCTGTTTAACCTCGCTGACAGACGAGGTGGCTACAAAATAAACTTAAGCTTAAAATGTGC